TGCAATGAATTTTAAAAAGATATTTAAACAAAGCAGCATCTAATTCATGAACAAAACTTGATATATTGTGATATAAACCTTGTGGCCAAGAATACTTAAGAACTTTAAAATATAAATTTTTATTTTTCCTTTTATTCTTTAACAAATAACCATCATCAGATAATAATTCTTTTAATTTAAATTCATTAATCTTTCCATCTTCCAAGTACAAAAATTCAGGTATCAAAACATGATGTTCATCAATCAATGACAAATAATAATATATCATGTTTATAAATTTTAAATCTATAATTTTTTTCTCTTTGAACAATGTCATTAATTTTTTAAACTTATCTTTCAAATCTTTAGGAGAATATCCTCCCATATCTCCATTCAAATAAAAAACTGTTTCATTTTTATTTGGATTAGCTTTTTTACTAATAGCAGAAATCAGTTTGTATCTTTTATCTGAAGATTCTACAACAACCTCTCGTAATGTTCTTTTATTTATGATTTTAAAAACAGTTTGAATGAAAAATAAAGCTGTTTTATTGAAAACATTTGTTAAGTATATTTCTCTAGATGCTTCACTTTGTTCTTTTTTTGATATTCTAAACATTTTAATCAATTGATGAGAACTGAGACTGATATCATCTAGTTTAAAAATTTTATTGTCAATAATATCTCTATTAACTTTATTTAAAAATGATATAGGATTAATTTTTTCATCCATTGATGAAAGACCTAGGTATAATTGAGTGTTTTCCATAACAGTCCTTGATTTCATTCCTATAGAAGCTCCTTTTTTTGAAGAAAAGAATGTTTGTTCAAAGGATTCACACCATTCTTCTTTGAATTCTTCCTCAAAATCAATTTCGTTAAGTCTCTTTTTCAAACCTTCTTTAATTACTAAATCTAAACCTGTAGACATAAAACTCAATGAAAAAAATTTCTCATTCTTTTCAATTGCATCAACAATTTTAGGAAATGGAATTAAATTGTTGTCATTTTTTTTGACTCCATGAATCTCTTCTAGATCGTGATTGTAACTTGTAATACTCTTAATGAATTTTCTAGTATCATGATAATAAGATGTTGTGTCTTTATAACAATGATTATAAAATATAGTTGATTCAAAAAAAAGCTCTAAATTATCACATTCGAAAC